TATGGCAAATCCAAATCTAGTAGCAGTAACCTCGATATACGGAAAAAGTATACAGGGAGCTTTAGGTACTACAGTAACAACCGACTTATTGACTTGTGCAAGTAACAAGTTACTTAAAGTTAACACTATTATCATTGCGAATATTGATGGTACAAATGCAGCAACAGTAACAATGGGAATCATCAAAAGTGGTGGCTCAGTAGTCTTATTTGCTTCTACTATCTCTGTTCCAGCAGATGCAACCTTGGTTTTGATTGATAAAAACTCTAGTTTTTACCTTCAAGAGGGAGACATCTTAGAGGGTGGTGCAGGTGCAGCTTCAGACCTGACCTACACTATTAGTTACGAAGAATTAGATGACGCGTAAGGAGGTATTTAATTATGGCTCACTTTGCAGAACTTAACTCCAGTAACGAAGTATTACAAGTAATAGTAATATCCAACGAGGATGTAGATGCCAATGGTGGCGATGAATCCACTCAAGCAGAAACATTTGTAGCAACAATCGTTCCATACGGAACAGGTGGTGTTGCTTGGAAACAAACTTCATACAACAATAACTTTAGAAAACAATACGCAGGTATTGGATATTCTTATGATTCTTCTAAAGATAAATTTATAACACCGCAACCCTATCCCTCTTGGTCATTAGATTCTAATGATGATTGGGAAGCACCAGTTACCTATCCTACTGTAACTGAAATAGGTGGTTTACCAGTCATGGTATATTGGGATGAGCCTAACTTACAATGGCTAGGTGAAACCGATGCTGGTGATCCAATAGTTACAACTAAATACACATGGGATGCTACTAATCTGCAATGGAATGAGGTCTAACCATGGCTAGTTCTAATGGCGGAGTAGTAGGTGTCGATAATCCACCAGTTCAAAATCCTGAAGTAATAACCACATTTAATTCTAGTGGAACTTTAACTACTGCTTCTTATACAAGCGAAGTTGAATACTTAGTTATTGCAGGTGGTGCAGGTGGAGGTACTACAGTTGGCGGAGGCGGAGGAGCAGGAGGATATAGAACTGCTACTGGTTTTTCTGTCTCAGCATCAACAGGTTATCCAATTACTGTAGGTGGTGGTGGCGCTGCTGGAGGACAACCACAAGGAGAAGGAACTAGCGGTTCAAATTCAGTTTTTTCTTCTATCACTTCTGCTGGAGGCGGAGGTGGAGGTGGCTTTAATAGTGACTCTGCTGTTGCTGGTGGTTCGGGTGGAGGTGTTGGTGGTAGGACTACTACTGCAAACGATGCAGGTGGTGCTGCTGGAAATACACCCCCTGTAAGTCCATCACAAGGCAATACTGGCGGAAATCGTGGAGGCGGTGGAGCTAACGCCCTTGGTGGCGGAGGCGGAGGCGGTGGAGCTGGTGCAGTCGGTAGCGATAATAGGTCAACAGATGGTAGTAACTTTACACTAGGTGGTCATGGTGGAGATGGTTTAGCTTCTTCAATTACAGGCTCTGAAGTCGGAAGAGGTGGCGGAGGAGGCGGTGGTGGCGATATTGGTGCTGCTGGTGGAGATGCTAGTTCTGGTGGTGGAGCAAATGGTTCAGCAGGAACAGCTAACACAGGCGGTGGTGGTGGTGGTGAAGGCGGTGGTAATCCTGCCAATGCTGGTGGTTCAGGTGTCGTTATTGTTAAAGAACCCAGTGCAGGATATGTAGCTTCAGGCATTTGGGACATGAACGCACTTTATGACAATGTAAAAGCAGGAACTTGGACAACTTAATATGCCTAGATTAATCGGAGCAACACAAACAACAGCTTTTGCCACACTCGTTACTACATTTACTTCAAGTGGAACATATTCTTCACCTCCTTCAACAACTTCTATTGACTATTTAGTAGTTGGCGGAGGAGCAGGTGGCGGAGCAGGTAGTGGTGCAGCTTCCAATGGGGGAGGCGGTGGTGGAGCAGGTGGTTTCAGAACAGCTACTAGTTTTTCAGTATCAGCAGGAACAGGCTTCCCAATAACTATTGGTGGCGGTGGAGCAGGTGGTAGTCCACACACACCAGGATCACAAGGCTCAGATTCAGTTTTTTCTAGTATAACCTCGTCAGGTGGCGGTTTTGGTTCAGCCAGTAGAAATACAACAGCAGCCGCAGGTGGATCAGGCGGAGGTGGTGGCGAAAATCAAAGTGGCGGAGCAGGTAATACCCCTCCAGTCAGTCCATCTCAAGGTAATGCAGGTGGAGCAGGTGGCGGAGGCTATACTTCAGGCGGAGGTGGCGGAGCTTCAGCAGCAGGAACAGCAGGAGGGGGCAGCGCACCAGCAGGTAATGGACCAGGCGGTGATGGAACAGCATCTTCTATCTCAGGTTCATCTGTAACTTACGCAGGTGGAGGTGGAGGTGCATCTTATCCTTCGTATGGAGCAGCAGGTGGCTCAGGCGGTGCAGGAGGCGGTGGTGCAGGTGTACCTGATGTTTCAGGGGTTTCAGGAACAGCAAATCTTGGTGGTGGTGGAGGCGGTAGCGGTTCTCCAGGTCCAAGCCCATATACAGGCGGAGCAGGTGGATCAGGTGTCGTTATTGTTAGCGACCCAACAGGCTCATTTGTTGCATCAAGCTGTTGGGATTTAAGACAAGTCTTTAGACAAATTGTTGCAGACGAGTGGGCATAAACAAAATATAATTTACCTATGAATTTAAAATGGTACTACTGGTACTTTCAATCGGTTATACCTGAAAGAATATGCGATGACATAGTTCGTTATGGTAAAGAGCAAGACAAAGAAATGGCTCTTACAGGTAGCTCCGACAAAAATAATCTCACCAAACTAGAACTCAAAAACATTCAAAAGAAACGCAAGTCCGATGTTGTATGGATGAATGACCGATGGATATACAAAGAAATACAACCTTACATACATCAAGCCAACGCTAGTGCTGATTGGAATTTTGAATGGGATTTCTCAGAATCTTGTCAGTTTACCGAATACAAAAAAGGTCAATTTTACGATTGGCATTGTGACTCCTACGAAGAACCTTATGACAATCCTGAAAATGCCAATACACATGGCAAGTTAAGAAAACTTAGTATGACTGTATCACTTACTGACCCTGAAGAATACGAAGGTGGAGATTTAGAGTTTGATTTTAGAAATACAGACGAAGGCTCACAACCTAGAATATGTGAAGAAATTAGAAAGAAAGGTAGCGTTATAGTTTTCCCTTCTTTTGTTTGGCATAGAGTCAAACCAGTAACCAAAGGAATACGAAACTCCTTAGTATGTTGGAATTTAGGATACCCATTTAGATGAGTTTTAAAAAAAATAAATACCAAGTAATTAAAAGTGCTATATCAACAGAGTTAGCAGATTTTTGTTATCAATACTTTTTAAATAAACGAGCAGTTGCAAGGCACTTGTTTGATGAAAAATATATATCAGGATTTACTGAATACTTTGGGGTTTGGAACGATCACCAAATACCTGAAACCTATTCACATTATAGCGATATAGTAATGGAAACTTTATTGCAAAAAGTTAAACCTGTTATGGAAAAAGAATCAGGAGTTAAACTTTCTGAAACTTATTCATACGCAAGAATCTATAAAAAAGGTGACGAGTTAAAAAGACATAAAGACAGATACTCATGTGAAATATCTACTACTATGAATTTGGGTGGAGATGACTGGTCAATCTTTTTAGAGCCATCAGGAGAAAAAGGCAAGGGCGGTATAGAGGTGAAACTAAAAGCAGGTGATATGCTTATGTATCGTGGTTGCGACTTAGAGCATTGGCGTGAACCATTTAAAGGCAAAGATTGCGGACAGGTATTTCTTCACTACAACGACTCTAAAAGCAAAGATGCAAAATTTAACAAATTTGATGGCAGACCTATGATTGGTTTACCAAGTTATTTTAAATGAAAACAGAAAATTTTATAGGAGAGTATGAGGTTAGCAATGAGGCTGTAGATGAAATTATGTCTTACTGGGAGTCAAATAAATTATCTGCTGTCAAAGGAACAGTAAGTGAAGTAGGTCAAGAGCTATCGTCTAACAATAAATATAAAAAATCTTTAGAGTTATCCATATTACCAAATGAGTTAAATAATTTTAAATACACAAAAGAACTTGTTGACTGTGCAAATCAATATAAAAAAGAATATGAATATTCTGACAAAGTAGATTCTTACACAATTACAGAAAAAACTAAAATACAATATTACGATAAAGGATGGGGATTTTATAAATGGCACTTTGAAAACAATGGTAATAACCATACTTTATTTAGGCATTTAGTTTTTGCTACTTATTTGAATAATGTAGAAGATGGAGGAACTCAGTTTCTACATCAAAACTACACAGTAAAAGCAAAAAAAGGTAAAACTATTATTTTTCCTGCTATTTGGACACATACTCATAAAGGTGAAATAACAAAAAATCAAGAAAAGTATATAATTACAGGATGGTTTAATTTTATTAA